AGGATACCACAAGACTATATCTTGTGCCTGATGTTACCGGTTTAACTCTATGCCACACAAAACTAGGAAATATAATAATAGATCCTTTTGGTAGTATCTCTCTACATTGTATTCTATGTTTTGATTCATCTCGCATATTTGGTTCATAATTTCTAAAATCAAACTCTAACTCACCACCTTTATATTCTGAACCATCTGTTAATTGACAAGTCATAGATAGTTTTCTAATTTTACCTTTTTCTGGTCCTTCTTTTTCATAAGGTTTATCCCAGCTATCACAATGCCAATCGTAATATTGATTTATTTTATATTTTGTAAATTGACAAGATTCAGATCTGTCCCAATCAAAATTCCAACCCGCATTTCTATTTGCTTCATGAACATATGGATGTAACTCCTTATATATCCAGGTATCATTAAGCCATACCAAATCAGATTTTCTTTTTTTCTGTATATTTTTTACATCTTCTTTTGATAATTTTTCTTTGTCATATCCACCGGTTCTGGCTAATACTTCTTTTTGTGCATTAGCATATTGTATCACCTCATCACAAAATCTTGGTGTGAGTGCACTTTTAAAATACCAATAGTAATTAGATATATTCATAATTAAGATTTATTACCATTCTTGTATCTGTATCGGTTTGACCAACAGCTCTGTGTTTTTTGTTTGCATCAAAAACAATTATTTTATTTTTTTCACATTTTATTTTTTTATTTTCAAATTCTGTATAGCCATTATTACTATTTACATAATAAATAGCTGTTTTATGTTTTAAATTATCTGTAAACTTATCTGTATGCCAAGCACATTTTGTATTTCCTCTTAAACATAAATTAGCTCTTACATTTAACAACTTTTTTATTTTAAGTTTTTTTATTATCGAATCTATTAAAAACATAGCAGACGAAGATACTTGTCCATCTTGAAAAAAAGTATGACTTAAAAAAGGAGTATTATTTTTTATATCCTCACATTGTTTAGGTATGTAATACCAAGGAAAAATATTACTTAAAAATTCTTTATGAATTGTATCTGAATTTTTTTTGGATATAAAATTTTTATATATATTCATACGTTATAGTTTGTACAAAATTTAATGAATCTTTTTGATAGTTAGTTAAGTAATACATATTAGTTGATGGAAACATAATAAACATATTGTCTTTAAGTTCTATATCCCAAGATCCACCTTTACGTCTATTATCTTCATAGTATATTCTGACTATACAGTTCTTAACTTTTACACCATAGAGTAATGTATAATCTGGTGAGTTACGTAAATCTACTGGATCTATGTTTAATAAAGGAGTTGTAATCTCGCTAGGTTTATATATGTCACCCCACGTTTTTTTGTTAATTAAAGTAAAACCATACTCTAAATTTATATGATCTCTCATATAAGTGTTTAACATATCAAACGTTCGTGAGAATGGAAACTCTATGTTTTGAATCCAACTAGATAAAATATCTTTTTCTAATTTATTTCGGTCAATATCCCAGCCTTTAGGCATTGCCACATCACCATAATATAAGGCTTGTTCACTTAATACTTTCTTTTGCATACCACCACCATTTTTAATTTATGCTAATCTGTCTGTCAAGTCCCAAGACTGGCCTGATTCATCCCAATCATAACCCCAAGAATGTGTGCCAGCTTCATTTTGTGAATTTTGTTCTGCAGTTAATGCAGGAGCATCACCAATTGGTGATTTCCAAGTTGCAGTTGTAGTATCTTTTACCCAAGATGCAAAAGGTTTTTTAGGCCAAAAAATTTCATTATCTTCATCCCAGGTGTAACCTATACCTGCGTAGTTGCCTCTAAATGCTTTTGAATTATCACCAGAATTATGTGTATTAGCTGATGTATTATATGAAGTTTGAATCCACATTTGTGCAGGCCAATTATTGTGTGTCTCTAAGTATATTTGACCTACTGATTCATCCTCAACACCATCAGCGTTTAACATCTTATCATTATCCATAGTTAATACTTGAATAACTTTTCCGTTAGCTCCTAGTTTTGCAAAATGTGCCATAATGTTTCTCCTTATATATTAATTTTTAAGTTCAGTAAATACATATTAATTTTGATATTTGTATCTAATAATAACTATTCCAGATCCACCGTTTCCACCTGCTGTGCAAACGTTACCTGTACTTCCACCTCCACCACCACCTGTGTTTGTAGTTCCAGCTCCACCAGGACTTCCACTATTCCCACCACCACCAGGACCAGGTCCACCAGAAGGTCCAGTATAAGATCCACCTCCACCACCACCTGCGTAAGTTCCTCCTGGAGTTCCACCTAAAGGCGCAGGAAATAATGAAGTTACTGATTTACCAGAACCACCATTACCACCACCGCCAGGTGTTCCGTTTGAACCTACAGCTCCAGCTCCACCACCTCCAGCGTGACCATACTGAGGAGCACCTGTAGCTCCACAGCCTGAATTATTTCCAAAACCAAAAGTTCCTGAATTTCCTGATTGAGAAGGTTGTGTACCTGGTCCAGTGCCTCCGCCTTGGCCAGATCCTCCTCCAGATCCGCCTGCTTGATTAGGACTAGAACCTGTGTGTTGACCTCCACCTCCTCCTACACCTGTAAGAGAAAGTCCTGTTGAATTTGTTCCTTGGGCTCCTTGACCTGGGGGTTGAGGTTGTCCACTACCACCACCTCCAACAGCAATTGGGAAAGGACTTGCAGAAATAGGTACACCACAACTAGGTGTAAATACCATACCTCCAGCACCTCCACCACCACCATATCTACCACCACCTGCTCCACCACCAGCAACAATTAAAACTTGAACTGTGTTTGATCCACCAGGATGTCCTGCACAAGAAACACAAAAAGTACCAGGACCTGTAAATTTATGAAATTTAAAATTACCGCAAGTTGAAGCTGACCCACCAGTAGCTGTTACATAAGCTGGTGGTACATTAGTCGCTGTATTATCATTAACGGGTACCCAACCTTGAGTACCATCAACATAAACTAATGTTACTGTGTCTCTGTCTTCATCTAATTTAGCATCGCTAGCTTGACCTTCAATAAGAGAACCATTTCTACCTATTGTAACATTATTACTTCCTGAAGTTCCTGCATAATCTGCAAATGCAACTATAGCTCCTGCACTTGGAGAAGAAGGTAAATTTCCTGTTACTGCCCCCGATGATGTATTAACAAAATATCCTTTACCATTTTCAGCAGTAAAAGTTCCTGTTTTAATATCTCCTGTTTGCCAGTCTACAGTTCCGGTTCTTCCAAATCCTGACTGACTTGCCCCACTTGCAAGAGATACTGTATCTCCTGATGCTCCTAGAGTTATTGTAGTTCCTGATTGACTAATAATTACTCCGCCATCAGACGCTTTTAAACTGTTTGATCTTAAATCACCAGTAACTGTAACTGTGTCTCCACTATCTCCTAATTGTGTAGTTCCACAATCTGTTCTTGGTGTTATTTTATTTACTTTTACTTCACTCATAATTTACCTATTGAAACTTATACCTTATTATTACTATACCAGAGCCTCCTGCGCTACCATTACCACCTCCGCTCGGATGACCACCTTGTCCTCCACCACCTGTATTTGCTGTTCCTGCTTGACAAGCACCAGGACCTGATGCACCACCACCAGATGATCCAGCACATTTATCTCCACCACCTCCACCTGCTCTCTCTGTTGGAGTTCCGTTAATAGAAGTTGTTGCTCCAGTACCACCATTACCTCCTGCGCCTGGACCTGCATTTCCACCAACCGTAGTAGCACCTCCACCACCACCGCCACCAATGTTTGGTGATGCTCCACCACCTCTACCACCGTTATTTCCTTGTGGGGGAGATACTGGAGGAGTATTACCTGCTGCACCTACAACTCCACATCCTGAAGTACCACCTCCAGCACCACCACCAGAGCCTCCAGTATTTCCTGTTGTTGAATTTGTTCCACCACCTCCTCCACCAGTAGATGTGATTGTTGAAAAACTAGAATTACTTCCATCGTTACCATTACCAAAAGAATCTTTTTGAGCACCACCAGCACCAACGACTACTGGAAATGAAGTTGCAGCAAGTGATAAAGCTGAAACACCTGAACCTAAAGGACTCGCTGTATAACAACCTGATGCTGCACCTGATGATTCTCTAAATCCGCCTGCGCCACCACCAGCTCCTCTATCACTAGTACCAACTCCTAATCCACCACTGCCACCACCACCGATAACCATGTAATCGACAGAGTTTGATCCACCAGGAGAACCTGCACAAGAAATAACAAATGATCCAGGGCCTGTAAAAGTATGCACTTTAAAATTTGTACAAACTATTGATTCTGTGCCTCCGCTTGCGTTCACAAAAGTTATTTTATTTCTTAAATCATTACTATTTACTGCTTGCCAACCTTTTGTATCATCACCATAAACTAACGTAACGGCAACACTTTCACCATTTAAAACAAAATCATTTGTAATACCTTCAATTTTTTGTGAGCCATTTGCAGAAATAGTTAAAGCGTTCGTATCAAAATTTTGTGCATAATCTTTAAAAGCTACAATTGATCCAGCCGATCCTGCTGGTAGATTTGCTGTTATAGCATTACTTGAAGTATCTACAAAATAACCCTCACCATTAGAAGCAGAAAAAGTAGTAGATGTTTTAATTGATGTCTGCCAATCTACTGTTCCTGTTCTACCAAACCCTGTCTGTGATGCGCCTGATGCTAGTGTAACTGTATCACCACTTGCACCAATAGTTATCGTGTTGCTAGACTCTTTTATGATGTCTGCTCCACATGTATTTTGTATTGTATTTACTTTAATTGTGCTTGTCATAATTATTTAAATTTATACCTTAATATAACTATTCCTGATCCGCCAGCTCCATTTGTACTAGCACAGCTATTATTATTTGAACCACCTCCGCCACCACCTCTGTTAGTTGTCCCTGATGTAGCAGTTCCTGATCCATTTGTTCCTGCTCCACCAGTTCCACACGGACTAGCTCCACCTGCTGGTCCAGATATGTAAGCACCTCCGCCACCACCACCTGAAAAACTTAAAGCAGATCCATTTATTGCATTAGGAACTCCAACTCCTCCTCTACCCGCAGCACTAGGTGCACCATTTACACCGTTTTCAGCGACTCCACCACCACCGCCACCACCATAAGCTGGGTGAGATCCTGAACCAGGCCATCCTGTTCCTCCATTACTTCCTTGAGGGGGACTTACAGGGGGTGTATTCCCTGAACCTCCACTTTGTCCAGCTTGGCCTCCTCCACCTGAACCACCATTAACTCCTGCACTTGGAGATGCACCGCCACCTCCTCCACCACCAGCTGAAGTGATTGTAGAAAAAGTTGAAACACTACCTGAATTTCCTGTGGATGTACTCGGACCAGGTTGTGAAGCGCCTCCTGCACCTACAGCAATAGGAAAAGAGGCAACTGTAGCAGTTATGGCAGTTCCTTGTAAAGGACTAGGACCAAATCCTGAAGCTCTATATCCACCAGCACCTCCACCACCTGCTCCTGAAGATGTTGGGCCACTATAACCACCAGCCCCTCCTCCACCTACTACAGTATAATTAACTGCATTATTTGGACCGCTTGGATGAATTTGTGAAACTGCAAATGTGCCAGGTCCTGTAAAAGTATGAATTTTACAATTTCCACATTCTGTTACTGTTCCACCTGTTGCCATCATAAATACGTTACCTATTATATTTGATGTTGCATCATTAATATTTTTCCACCCTTCAGTATCATCTACATAAATAAAAGTTGCTGATAGACCCTCTGTGGTTAAAACTTGTGGAGCTGCAATACCACCTATCTTTTGTGAACCGTTAGGTGAAATAGTTAAATTATTTGTTTGAAAAGTATTTGTATAATCTACAACTGCTACAATGCTTCCTGCTGAACCTGATGGTAAATTCATTGTAAATGCGCTGCCTGAAGTATCTGCGAAAAATCCTTGTCCATCGACTGCTGTAAATGTGCTTGTTTTGATACTAGATGTCTGCCAATTTACAGTTCCTGTTCTACCAAAACCTGTTTGACTTGCACCAGAAGCTAAAGCTACAGTTCCTCCACAACGACCTATAGTTACAGTTGTTGCATCTATGGCTGCAGTTTTACAAGCTCCACCACCAACTGTTACAGTTGTGCCTGATTGTTGTGTTATTTGATCTACTTCTATCTTTGACATTAAACTACTACTACCGTTCCTGTTATTGTTTGAGTTCCAGTTACCGTAACTGGTCCTGCTAATACTGCATTACTAATTGTTTGATCATCAGACAAAGTTGATGAATGATTAAAAGCATAAGTTGCAGCCGTCATACTTGCAGACGGAGCTTTAGATGCAGGATAAGTACAAAAAACATTTTTTGTTCCTGCAGAAAAATCAACTTTACTATCAGAATTCGACGAGGAGATAACCGTATCTCTGGATAAAGTATCTGGGCTAGCATCAGTAACTGTACCAACACCTACCTCAAACTCAGCTTGTCCAGGTAATTCTATAGCATAGAATGTTTTATTAGTTG